CTGCCTCTTGAGTTGAGCGTTCAATTGCTTTTTGAAGTTCTAATACAGTTTCTCTAAATTGGTCTGATAATGCGATATATAAGTTTTCTAGTTCTGCCAATGCTGTTTCTGCAGCAATTCTTTGTTCTAATTGTGTATCTCTATCTGCAGTCATTGCTATTAACTGAGAAGTTAAATCTTGAACGTTTGTTTCTAGTTCTGTAATTCTTGCATTTGCAGTTGCTAAATCTGCAACTACTTCATCATATACTGATTTTAGAACAACTGCCGGTAAATCTTTTCTATTTCTTACAAGTTCATCAACACCAATATCAATTGCTTTTTCAATCTCTTCTGGTATATACTTGGGTACTTCGAGAAAGGCAACAGATTCTCCATCCTTCTTATTTGCTGCAAGATGGATTTGTCTAGTATTCTCTTCGTAATACTTGACAGTTTCCGAACTATTCTTTTCGATTAATTCTTGTGCTCTTTCTTTATCTCCTAATGCCATTATTTAACCACTTCAAATGTTATATCATCATCAAAATATTCAACAGTACCACTTCTTTCAACTTTAAATTCAACTTTATATTCTCTGTTAATTTCAAAGTTTGTAAGATTTATTTTAAAATAATTACCATTTGCATCACATGATAGTTTTGAATAATCACCAAATGGAATTATAATATCGTTACTGTTTAAATCAGATATTTGATAATATGATGAAGTTGGTAAATAATTTACATCGTTGTATGCAAAAGTATTTGAGAAAGTTCTAGCAGGATATAATTCCCTACCATGAACTTCAATTTTTGGAATTGTACCTACTTTGTATGATTTTTTTAATCGTTTTGTATTTAACTTAATATCTTCTGTAAGAGTTAATGCTGATAATGAACCTGTTTCGAATACTGAATCATCCCAACCTATTTTTATTTTTGGTTGATGAATCGTATGAGTTTCTTTACTAAAGAACTTAAGTTGGCCATAATCATTATTATCATTCTCAAATGCACTTGTATGTTTAAGAATAAACCCTTCGTTTGTTAGAGAACCACTAATCCATGAATCTACTGCAGAAAGAACATCCATATTAATATCACTAGATTCATATGCAAAAGATTGAGTTGCAGCAGAACCAGTAAACCAAGTACCTCCCTTACCATTGTAAGAACCACTTGATTCTGGACTCATATCACCTACTAACCAATCACTACCATCTGTTCTCTGATTCCATGTTACACCATCAGTTGTAATATCATCAAACCTAGTACCTATACCCATTTCCCAAGATTGTGAAACTGGATATGCCTCAATTGTATATTCAAGAGGAATCTCGGTTGATTCACATTCTCTAAGAATAAGTTCTGCAGAACTCATTGTTACTGCACCACTTGCAAGTGATGATGATAATCCATTAATATCAAATTTAATCAATGAACGTGCTGTATCTTTTAAAGAACCATAATATACTTTGGACACTTCAAGTACTTCATCCAAACCTGTATTTTGAGTTGGTTGTTGTAAATATAAACTCGCGTCCTTCGATGATGTAACGAAATAATACATTATATGATTCTCCCTTTTATATCTTGGTTTGGATACTTCAGTTCAAATACTGATGGGTCTAACGAAGGATATATGATGTTGCTCCTTGTTGCCTCTTCAAAGTTATATGAACGTGCAGAATAGTTTCCTCCACATTTATTTTTAAATTCTAATTTTGAAACAGAAACAACTCCTTCTATGTTTGCAAGAATTAATTCTACTTCATTTATGTTGATTGTATCGTTGAATGTCCAATTATCAATATTAAAGTAATCTTGTAATGCAAGGTTACAATTAGTAAGAACTTCTCTTCTGTTGTACCCCGTCAGAGCAGTTACATCGAACTCTATCGCAAAATTGATAACATACCCATCAATGATATTAATACCATCTGTAATCATCTTATAATTGTTTAGATATCTTTTTAAGTTCTCTTTAACTGCAGAGTTTAGGATTGTTAAGTTTTTACTTGAGTTATATCCAAGAGTATAGATGTTAATACTAAATGGATTTGATTTATCATTTGCTCTGTTCTTCTTACCTGCTAAGAATAAATCAACATTTCTTTTTATCTCACTTCGTTGTAAGGTTCTGTTTTTATCAACCAAATCTACAAATTCTTTTTGTGATTCTGGTGCTGCAATAACTGAAGCTGGTGAGTTGGCATCTAATTTGTTATCTTGTATAACAAACGCCTTTGCAACAGAACCAAACTTTGCCGGCATTGCCAAACATCTAACTACATAATCTTGAGCAGTTACGGCTCTGTTCTGAGCTCCAAAGTAAGCCAATGCGTTTTCTTTTATTTCTTTTATAGTTTCTGCACCTCTACCTCCTGTTGCTGGAATTTCGTTTTCACAAGCAACTGAGTTAATTACAGTACTATATAATTGTTTTTCTGCATCGGTGAATGATGCGATATCAGTATCATACTGAATATCTGTTATTTGTTTTACATCACCTTTCTTAACATTTGATTGAATTCCACCACCTACAAAGTACTTAACTGTAACTGTTGTGTTGGTTGGTGATTGTCCATATGATTTTGTTTTTAAGAAGTTTGCAGGGTCATAGTATTCAGATAATCTATTATTTGAATTAGTTAACCCTAATCCTATATTATCAAAGTTTGGTACTATCAACTCATCACTAACGTTAGAATCACCAGAACCAAATTGAATTGTAGTTGTAAAATCTTCATTAACTACTGTTGTAAATCTTCTTGGTGTTCTTAATGTTTTTAATATTGATGGTACATCTTCTCTAAACTGAAATAAATCAGGTTCGTTTGCTGCTGTATTTGGATAATCTATATAAACAAGTTCTTGTCCAAGATAAGGTACTTCATAATATTTGTTTGCGTTTGCATCTCTAACATCATATATTGATATTACATTTGTATCTTTTAAATCTATTTTGGCAAAATCTGCACGAGGGCCGAAGTCAATATCAATTTCTTTTAGAGTTGCAGACATTGCTTTTACTTTTTTCTTAACCAAATAGAACTCTGGGTCATTAGTACTAGTATTTCTTGAATATACTGTAATTTCTCTATTAGCAGATTCGTTGAAATCTAATAACTCTTGAGTTACAAATTGTATTCCATCTACCGATGTTGCAACCATACCTTGTTGAACTCTAAGATAAAATTTTGTATCTGGTTCATAATCATTTGCAGAACCAGCTTTATATTTTGATGGTACAAGTTGATATATAGTTAATTCGGTAACCGCTGGGGAAGTTACTTTTGTTTTATATCCTAAGTACTTGGCAAGTGATAAAACGTTTCTCTTATCCTCTGCATACGGCATTAAGGATTCTTTTAAGGTATCATCAATATAGTATCCTAAAACATCTCCAATATACGATGCCATTTCAATGAACATCATACCTGGTGATGATTCATTAAAATCTGCATGAGTTTTTGGAAAATAAGTTTTAGCAAATTCTATAAGATTTTGTCTAAAAGACCCAAAGTCCTTGTTAAGGTATTTTAATGATTTACCTTTATCCTTAAAGTTCGAATTTACATTATTATTTATTGCCATTTTATGTACCCAACGTAAATGTTACTGTTTGTAAATCTAAAGTTTCCCCTACTTTAAATTTAATTTCAACACCTACTTTATTTCTGTCTTTATTACTATCAGATATATCTATAAATATATCGTCAATTGTTATATATGGTAACCATTGAGAAACTGATTCAGTAATTGTATCAGAAACTCGTGTTTCAAATGTTTCATCTATTGGTTCAAATAAAAGAGTTTGTAATCCACTACCAAACTCTGGTTGTAAAAATCTTTCTCCCTTTTTAGTTAACAATAGATTTCTTAAATTACTTTTTGCTTGGTCAAATGTATTGAAATTTTGTTCAAAGAAACCACCATTACCATTTTTAATTGGCAAAGATAATCCTACTGCATAATCGTTAAATTCTTCAGTATCAATTACTACTTTCTTTGAAATCTCGTAAGCCATTTATTATTCCTGACCAGGTCTCCAATTTTTCTTTTTATCAAATGCTTTTACCAAAGAACTATTATCTCTGTTTAAAACTCTATCCAATCCAGCCAATCCTGTCTGAACTCCTAAACCTGTTGATTTAGATGCACCACCCATATTCATATTACCATACCCCATTTGTGCTGCCATTGAATGTTGCAGGTTCGGTGGTACACCTCCTCCCATCGCAACGTTATGTCCTCCGAATCCTACTGTTTTATCCATTTGTTCAAATGGTTTAGTATTTTGTAACGCCTCATTTAACGCTGGATTGTTGGAATACGTTTTAGTATTTGTTTGTTGTCTATCATCTTCCAATGCAGCTGTTGCAAGGGAGAATGGGTCAACATCTTGTTGATTTGTTATTGGTTGTTTTGATTCTTGAATTCTTTTTATTTCTTCTTTAAGAATCTTGGGAAAGGTTTTACTCAAAAACTTTTCTTGTTGTTTTGCAACCTCTGCCTCTACCAATACCTTCACCAATTTAGCTAATTTTTTCGCTTCCATAATTAATTAAGTTTGTTTAAACTAAGTTTTCTCTTTATATAAATATTGATTCTTTATTTTTTGGATATTATCCAGGAATTTGGTATCCTTTCCAAGTTCTAACACCTGGCCCTGGCAAAGGAGTAGGTGCTGTTGGATACAATGATGTTGTTATAATAATTCCCTCTACTGTCATTAAGTGTGCAACTATTGCCAAAGCTAATACATCTACGAATGATTTTACTGAGTTAGTTGGTGGTGTTGGAATATTTGTTGACCATTGACCTGGATTTATAATTAAGTGAACTTGTGATGATATATTTTGTATTGTTCCATCTGCAGGAATAGCAGGTGGTGGAAATAATCCTCCTTGTGCACCTAACCAATATGCCTTAAACGCAGGGCCCCAATCTTGAATGTTTAATGTACCACTCTGTTTAAAGTTATTCATTCTAAAGAAACCTTTTAATATTAATTCCATTGTTGCAGTATTTCCCGTCTGAAGTGGTACTGCATTTAAAAGGTCAGTTCCTCGTTTTACTGCTCCATCATATTGTGATGTTAAGTATTCAGCAAAATCATCACTTGAGTCTGGTTCAGTACTCATGTATCTTATTAAATTACTTTTAAATAGATTTAGTGACATTAGTTTGTGAAATTAGCAGGTGATAATATATTTTTTAATTTACTTTTTATAGAATTATATTTTGGTGCATTTACAGGTGGACCAGATGGGCCTGCAGGAGTTGGATGTGTTTCAGATGCTAATTCTGTAAGTAATTCATCTAATAACTTTACCAATTCATTTCCTCTTACAAGTTGTTCATTAGAATCATCTCCAATGTGTATTTCACCTGAACCTGCGAATAAATTAAAATCATTATCGGTGGTTACTATGTTTATATTATCACCAGTTGTAATATCAATTCCAAGTGCATTATCAATTGACATTCCTTTATCTGATATAAATCCATAGTTACCTTTAGAATAAAAAATCATTTCAGCA